AGTTATAGTAGCCAAAACAAATGCTTTCATTAAGCTTCTAACCTGTGATGCATCTGCTCTTTTCTGATCTAAAACTGCCTTTGCCTTTGAAGGGTCAGCAAAACCAGATTCAGAAAGAATCTCTTCCGCTAAAGCAGATACCATACCAGCTGGGTAACCGTCTAGTTTAATCTCCGAAGGAAAGATAACGGCTGCTTTTATAATAAGCTCTTCAACTTCTTCGTTGGATTCTCCAGAATTTTGATATTCACTTATTCTGTCAAATTCAGCAAAGGTTAATTCCCTGAATATTACTATATCTTTTTTTAAAGATGTTTCAAATACCGTACCGAAATTTAAGCTTTAACTTATATAATTGTTCTGGTGTAAGCATGCTAACCGACTAGAGTTGGCGAACCTCTAAGGCTTGAAATCCTGAAGCTTCTAAAACTTCTTGAGCTATCAGTGATGGTAAACCAGCCATTTCGTGGACTAATGATTGCTTATCAAAAGCGGGATAAAGTATACATATTTCCGATATAGCCTCTTCATTCCATAAAGAAGCTTCTGCTTCAGTCAATTGACCAGCCTGAACAAGTTGAGCCATTTTTTTCATTAAGTTCTTATATTCTAGCCTATTTAGAGTTCTCCAAGCAAAATGCTTTTCATAGGTTATTGAAGTAACGTAAACATCTCCATATTCTTTTTTCCATAGTTTAATTTGACCAGCAGTTGGTCCGCCTGGCCAAATTAATTCTTCATCTGGCAAATCTTCTACCGCAAGAGATTCTCCATCTTCAGAATTTTCAATGGCATCTGCTACGCCCTCTGAAGGAATAGGCTCTGGAATAATCTCTACAATTTCATCAGCACCAAGACTTTTAGCTTCTTCTGGAAGATTGTTTATTGTAACTTTTCTCTTTTTTTGATCAGACATAATTTTCTCCTATTTTTACTTAAAGATCTCATTACATTATACCATACATTATTATCTTGGTCTAGTGTCATATAACCTAGATCGTTCTTTTCTATCTAGTAATTGCTCTTCCGTTGGCGGAGGCTTTACTTTGCCTGAAGGAGTTTGTTCAGATCCACGTTGATCTAATGTAGAAATTGTGGTACGTGGAGGATCTTTTAAAGTTCCGTCTGAAACATACATATCTCTTGCTAAAAATTGGTAGGCTTCCATCAGTGGTGCACCACCGGGTTGATAGGTAGCTCCCATGGAAAGTAGGTGAATGCTCTGCAGAACTATATCCATCGGGTTAGATAAGCTTTTTTGTATCAACCTATCGTTATGGTCCATAGACATTAATCTATCAATTGTTTCAAAACCACCATCTTGTTGAGTAACATCTTTTTTGGCCGTAGTCGTTACAGAACCCTCTTGAACGCCGTGTTTAATAATAAAATTAAAAGGTGGATGAGAACTAAATATATTTCTTGAATCCGAACCATTACGATCATAAGAAAGCCTGTCAAGAGATGACATTTTTTTAAGATCGTTTTCTCCCCAATATTTTTGAATATTTTTTTCATCTTTATTATTTTCCATATTGCTTCTAAGATATGATTGTATTGATGATTTAGGATCATTAGAATAAAACTTTGCTCTTGTTGCTGCTGCCTCAGATAAGATGTCCCTCATTCTTCCTGGGTATCTTGTATATAAAACAAACTCTCCGTTGAATTATTCTTGTTCCTGTCATTACTGCATCAAAATTATATGACCAAAATCCATACAAGGGAGACTTCTCCTGCTTTATGCTAAAAGAAAATGATGCTATATCAAGCTCTTGGCCAGCATCAAACAAACCATCTATGTAAATTTTTACATCTTCTCCGCTGAAGTAGTAATCATAATACATATTAAATTTATTATTATCTTCTGATTGACCACCCCATTGAAGATCAATTTCATCATCCAGAGGACTAAATGTTTTTAATTGATCTGGATTAGCTGCAAGATCTGGCGGCAAGTAAGCGCTAAACGGTCGATATGGTTTTCTTCCAATAATATTATTGTAGTTAACTGAATCAGGCATATTAGGGCTGTATGATTCTGTCTATAAATGTTGTATATTCTTTCATCTTATTTTCGCCATAATAATTTTTTTGTCTCTCTCTATGAACCGCATACTCTTCCGAGCCCAACATCATTGGCTCATACTCCATTGAAACCATGGGCTGAATTCCTCTAGCCATATACGTGTACACCTGTTCTGTTATAAGATCGTCTACAGACATAGTCGTACCTTCATCTACTATTGTAACACCATATATCTTCATTTTTGCGCCAAGTCCATATTCGTTAAAAAATGTAAGTGCAATATCAAATGGCGGAAGCATGTCTGCAAGAGGAGAGAAGAATTTTCCAGTTTCAGACATAATTTGTCTAAATTCTTTTATTCTATAAAAAGCATACTCATTAAAAACTGTGAAGATTAAAGATCCACCGATAGTTCTTCCACCCTTAACAAAGCCCCTAGGATTAACATGTCCTATAGTTCTTACTGGAGAATTTTCTCTATGTATAGAGTAAGATAAAGTTTGTATTTCTGCTAGCTCTAAAACGTCAACTGAGTTTTCGGTGTTGATTGTTCCATTAGCTCTATCAATATTTGGAATAATCATTGTTGCGGTAATGTCTGTGCCGGCAAAAGACATGTTTGAAAATGGATCTGGTAAACCTTTTTCAACTCTTACCTTTGACATTGCGTCTTTATCGTAAGGTCCACCAAAACCAGGACGAAAATTTTTTACTGGATATGGATCAATTCTTTTCATTTATAACCTCTGGGTAAATAGTTAAGCGGGGAAGTACATACTCTGTGCCTTCCCCGCCTACGACTATGAGATAGTAAATTTAAACTTACGGTCTAATTATTTTAGGATTTAATCCTGCCTCAGAAACTGCATCTCTGTTGATTATATCTCTAAGGTCTCCAGTATTAAATTTGCCATTCGAAAGTTGATCGGTCGTAATTCTATACATCGGACCAAGTTCTCTCGCTACATATGTCATAGTTTCTTCAATTACAATGTCGTCCATCGAAGCGCCTGAACCTTCATTCAAAAGCTCTACACCATAAATTGAACGAACTGCGCCTTGGCCGTATTCATTGGCAAAAGTTACAGTGATATCAAATGGTGGAATTTGGTCTGCGTAAAATGGAACTTGAGAAACTATATCAGAATCCTGTGTAGAAAATTCCGAGATACCACGCTTATGTCCAATGTCGCCAGGAAGAGTGTTATGTCTTCTAGTGTAGAACATTTGAGCGTTGTCTTTTTGGTGATTTGCTTCAAGCATTTGATAAAGTGCTGGGCGATCAAAAACTGTAAAAATTAAAGATCCAGCTATTCCACGCTTTCCTCTTGAGAAAGATCTTGGGTTTGGTGAACCCATTGTGTAAATGGGGGCTTTTTCTCTCGTTACCGAGAAAGTTATTCCTGATAGTGCACCGATTTCGATGCCACCAAAAGTAGCAACTATATCTGCGCCAGAAAATGTGGTGTAAGTATTGAGGTACTTGTTAACCGCATTATCGTAATATTCTCCTGCCATATTATACCCTCCTAGTTCGGTATATTAATATATGTTTTATATTGAAACTGCAACTTGAACTTCAATATTCTTGAGTTCAAATGCAGGTGTCAGTACGAGGTCAACAAACGCCTTATTATCTGCTGGCAAATAACTTACTGTGAAGTCACTGTCCAACAAGGCACCTACTTGTTGCATCCCGCGAAGTGCAGAGGTTATTGCGGTTTCCATCGAATTGCGTGTTTGCAACGTTGATGCTTCCCCAACAAACTTCTGACACACTTGTCTCACAAGAAGTGCGGCTTCCGTGATAATTCTCATTGTAGAAATTCTTGTATAGTCTGATACTTTTGCGGCCATTGTCAATCCTTCGACAAAGGTTGGAATTTTGTTAAAGTTCAAAGCGATAAAGTTGACACCCAAATCTGCAAGACCTTCTTGGTGAGTTCTGGAAGGATTGTATCTTAGGCTAGCAACGTTGTATGCGGTCTTATTGACTGGTGAAGTAAATGAAGACATTCTGCTTATGGCAGCAGCAAATGTTGTTGCACCATTAGCGTATCCCCACAATGAACTATAGTTCACTGGCTTAAGCTCTGAAGCTATTACGACTACATGTCTTCCAATTTCCTTCATGGATTCAGCATCTCTTGAGATGAGACTGGCTGGACCAGCTGCGGAGTTGTAAATATGCGTTCCAACTTGTGCTGGCGTCATAAATTCTGATGTTCCAACGTAAGGCTTAATTCCCAACACAGCAAAACATGCATGAGAGTTTTCGGATATTGACTTAACTTTAGTTGCTACTTTTAATGCCCAACTTGCAGCAGAGGCGCTGTTGTTTGCATAGAATCCAAACGCTGGATCATTGCCCGGAGTTGCTGGATTTTCCCACTCGTCTGGGTGTGAACCGCGGCCCCAAGGAATTATGATATCTGGTTGCGCTGATTCTGCGGCTTCAAACGCTGCGTCAAAAACATTACCGCCACCAGCTGCTGCATATGTAGTGCTGGTGATTGCGCCAGTCGTATGATTAAATACCGAGTCTGCTGGAAGCGGAACTACATGCACTCTTTCTGCTCCTCCAGTAACCAACTCAAAGTAACCTCTGTGAGCATCAGAATTTTCTCCAAATGCCGTAATGATATCTTGCTCGGTTGTAGCCGAAACTACATCCAGGTCTTTTACGTTACCTATACCATCAGCCGTATTTCTTTTGGCGATAAGCACAATTCTTGGACCAACTGGAATATCTTGACGAGAAATGCTATAAAATCTATCTTTGATAACTGTTTTTACACCTGGTAGAGCCATTGGGTTTTAACCTCCGCTTGCAGCGATTATATGTTTTACTTCATATTGATAGTAATGCTCAAGCCACCAAAACAAACTACATTATACAAATTAGGTATTTGGTGTTGCCGTTTGGTAAAGATCTATAATGTTAACCTCGGTACCCTCATAATTGGGTGTTGAAGAATGGTTAAAATCATAAAAGCTATCCCAAATTTCCTTTTCATAAGCCATATATCTTCTAACGTCTACGGCTATTTTTTCAATCCTCTCCACCTCCATACCCAGTAACTTTTCCGTAGTTAACATGTATGTTACGGTTCTTTTACAGGTGTCTGTTGTTTCTCGATTTTCTTCAGAATCAGAAAGCCTTCTTGAATATACAAACTCTGAGGCGCCTAATCTTTTAAAAACTGGTGTGTGCTCCAACATGAAATCTTCAAAGGTTTCCATAATTTTATCTGCTGCTTCCGCCCCCGAATATCGAGCCATAGCCCCTTTTTCCTTTGCTGACTCTGCCCTAGTTATGATTGAAAAAGATATTATATTCTGAAACCTTTGACCATATATTGCAATTCCTTCTTGCGGAGAAATTCTTGTTTTTGGCTTAGGCTCTACTGAATGAGCTCTTTTTAATTCTAAGCCGTAAATTATGACTGGATACTCTGCATAATCTCCAGACTGAGTTGGTTTAATTTTAATCATCGGATAAGCGTTTTCCCAAAGTGATTTAACTACAGTAATAAATTCAATATACGTTAGATTACCATGCGCTTGCAGTGGAGGTCCACCAAGCCTATTATGATTAATCTCATTAACATTAGGAACTGGAAATCTTATTGGATTTTGTGGCATTATACACCTCTGCCTGTTGCTACATTAAAAGATATTTCTCTTAATGTTCTGGATGATTGAATAGTTATATTAAAATACATTTTTCCTTTAATTTCTTTATCTGCATATATTTGCAATTTGTAATCTCTAACCACGTCTATTTGCTTAAGGTATTTTAATAAAGACTGAACTGTTGTTCCAGCTTTGGCGTAGTTAAATTTGCCTATAGCATTGTTGCCGATTGCTTGAACCTCGGATATTAACATCGCCGCAAGTCTTACGTTTGAGGAGTCTTTAAAATTCTCACTTATTGAATACGTTAAATCTCCACTCAAGTATATGTCATATTGTCCAGCAAGTCTTCTTGATCTACCACCTCTTGATATGCAGTTAATACCTTTTTCCGACAAAGATCTTACTTCATTAGATTTTAGATCTTGACCATGAATTGAAAGAGCTGAAGGAATTCTTTGCTTACTAAGACCAAGACCAACCTGCGTCGAACTAAGCATACCAGCAACCGCTGCGGCAACAGATCCAGTGTACGATGTTTGCATTTGTTTATGATTAAAAATTGCTTCACCATAAACCATGATAATATGCTTACCGTAGTCTTGTTCAACAAATCCAGCTGCGTCTACCTGACTTGGTATGTCAAAGTTTTTCGACAAAAGTGTAGACACATCGGAAGAAGAAATCCCTTGATTTCGAGAACCAAGTACTCCCATAGTTATCTCTCCACTATTTTGTTGAATTGCATTACAAACTAAAGAAAGTTGTTTTGCAAAATTTACTCCTTCAGTGTTTATCATCGAAGCCTCTAAGGGCACTATAATATCTATGAATTCGTATTGCTCAACCAAAGCATAGCATTCAGATAACCTATGATAATGAGCTTGATAAAAAGACAGCGTTTCGTTTGTGCTATCTCTAAAAATTTTTATATTTCTATTTCCAACGTTTTCGACATACTCACTCATGTACCCACAAGACATTATGTACATGTCTCTTGCCCCGCAACTGTAGGCATCAAAAACTCCTCGAAGAAGCGGTGATCTAAAATCTGCTCTTAAAGTGTCAATTGCTTCTTGTACAGATGATATTTTCTGCATACCATATGGCTCAATTGCATCAGTATGGCCTATCAAGAGTATGTTGTTTGTTTCAAACTGCCCTATTTCTCTATATTTAGATCTTTCGCTAAGAGAAATAGATTTGTCAACCATCGAATAATTAGCATAATCGGGTTCTGAGCTCCAATCACCTGGAGTTAATTGTTGTTTTTTAATTGTCAAAGTTATTTCTTTAGCATCTGAAGCGCCATCTGCTGTTGTATTAATCCCTACAGTGTACTGACCAGAAAATATATTTCCTGGAACTTTCAGATTCAAAATATAAGAACCTTCTGACATTCTTGTGATTGAACTTTCGTCTTGAAAATTTTGTGTGTGTTGAGGAGTTGCCGCCAAAGCATTTGCAATATCAAAAATATACGGACCAAGAATTGTTGGGCCACCAGAACTAAAACCTCTCTTAAGATATACGAAAATATTTGAACTTGGATCTATGTAATTAAATCCAGATCTGTACACAAAAGGTATAGTCAATATTTGAGATGGTTTTGCAACGAGCATGTTTAACTTGCTGGGCTTTCCTTGGATGCACCGACAGTCCAAAAATCTAAATTTCCGTGCCTACCCCTAACTGGATAGCAATCTTCTATTAAGAATATGGAATAATCTTCTAATGAAGAAAAAGATTCTTCATATATTCTATCGCCTGACTTAGGATTAATTTTGGATTCAAAATAATAAATTCTATCAGAAGTAATTAACAAGCCTTCGTTTTGCTCCTCTTTAGTGGAAGCTAAATATCTTGACGCCGCCGTAACATATCTCGTAGTAATTTTTTCCAATCTATCCGAGTACATTCCGTCGTCCGATAATCTTCTTTGAAGAAGTATATCATGTCCCCATTCTTTTAATAGTTTTTTAAAAACTAATTTGGAGTTAATCATATTGTCTTAGGTCTCTATCAAAATGTGGTTGATCTTTTATCGCAACATTTTTTCCTGGCCCATAAAGATCAATATCAGATAAATACACTAACTTACCAGTTTGTGAATCAATTCTTCTTCCAGAAGTTCTTAATTTTGTTCCTGGAAAACCTTTGGGCATTACACCTTTTATCGACACTTTTCTAGCCAGCACTTCTCTTCTTAAGGATGCTGCTATTTGACACCAGGTAGTAGCGTTTGATCTTGTGGCCACTTGCCTTGGTGCAGACCTATTGGTTATTTCCAAGTCAGCTAATTTTAATGACAACTCATCGTCTCCACCAAACCCGTAGGTTCTACTAAGTTCGCACGCCGAAGCGGCTTTAATATACTCAAGAATCGTAAAAGGAAGAGTTGAACCGTCAATATCATCATTAAGCGTATAAATCTCTTTAATCTCTAAAGAATAATGATGAATCATTTCTCCTATTTCAATCAACGATGCGTCTGGAAAAATTGAAATTAGTTCTTCTGGATCTAAATACAAAGGCTCCAAATCTGGTGCAAATAATATTGTTTCATCTGCCCTTAGGGTTACGGTTGGCTTATACTCTGTTACGCTTGTGTTTGCGTATATGTTAGTTCTTGAGACTATGGTCCTAGATGGAGTTGAAGAAGTTAAACCAGTAAAAGTTACGGCATAAGCCCCCGGTAGAGTGGGGGTAAAGTTATAGAAATATTCAGATCCAGATAAAAGGGTTGCAATAGTATTAACCACTATTTCTTCGCTTGAGTTAACGATCCTTACTAAGACAGTGCCCATAGAAGCTTCGACTTGACCTCCGATTGAGTCTTGGTCAAGAAATTTTACTTTTAATTTTACAGTGTCGTTTACAAGAATATTGCTAAGTGACATAGGGCTCCAATTTTAAAATAGCTTACTAGTATAGTACAATCTTTTTTTAAGCTACTGATATTTGACTTTGTCCATCAGTATATAATATTTCAGCTGACAAAAGAGCTGAATAATCTTCATTTTCTGCAATAACCACAATAATTCCATCAGCCTGCAACTCTATACTAATCACTGATATAGTTGTTAAATTTGAATAATCTTCATTTAGCGAATAGAATACTGTTACATTTGGAACTATTATCGGATTTTCATTACCTGGCACATATATGTATAAATTGCCACTATAAGAATACGAGGGCTCGTTATAGGATATTGGACTTCCGTAAAGCATAGGGCTCCTGGTTCTGGCTACTGTAATAGTAACGTATTATTTTTTAATTTGTTGCTAGTGTCTCGGAAGCACCCGACCAAGCAGCGGGCGCATGAAAAAGCGAGTCTTTTTTAAGATCTTTCATCCAGATTCTGCGGTCGTTTGGATGAGAATTTTCTGGACTTCCATAAAGAAAAGAGCTAAGATATGCTACCCTCATTCCATCTATGACTGGTAAAACCTCGTGTGTTCCTACGTAGTTAGCTGGGTAAATAACAGCTGTTCCCATTTTTGGTTTATGCTCGTACTTTGCGTGCCTAATTCGTATTTGTCCACCCGTGAAATTGTATCCATTTAATTCCGATGCTGAGTCAACACAATCATTTAAATATATGTTTATACTTACCTTAGCGTGCTTGGGGTATTCGTTTACGATACCAAGACTTTCTTGATACGGAATTTGATCATCACAGTGAGGTCCAATTCCCTGACCTTTTGAATATGTTGCAAAATGCCCTAGGCTTCTCCACCAGCAAACAGTGGCAGCGTCTGGATATATCTTACAGTACTCCACCAAGGCCTTGTAAACACAAGATTCCATTTCTTCTACCATCTTTACTTGTTCGTTAGTTGGTTTTTCGTCATGGCCATCACAGAAGGGATTTGTAAATCTTTCTGGCGCCATAGATAGTTCGTTTATATCAAATTTAAAACCAGTTTTATTTACTGCGTAAGTTTTACCATTTTCTTCAACGTAGGTAAAAGTACCCTGCTCCATGCGGCGTAAAAAATTTATAAAATCAATAGTAAATTTTGGGTCTATATCAAAAAGATTTTCGATCACACAAAGTCCACTTCCTATATCCGTTATTTTCATTACTGGCTCACTATTCTAAAATGCTCTGAATATTCAGAGTATCCTCTTTGTTTAAGAAATTTTTTGTAATCATTTATTAGAGTTGGCATGTATAAGTTGGTGGAAGTTTTTGCCATTTCAAGTTCTTTCAATGGATCAGTTACAGACTCTCCAACTTTTTCATTTGGAGTTCCATGGCTATACCATCCTAAATAAGAGTATCTTTCTCCGACTTGATACGGGTTTTACTTCGTGTGCCGCCATATAGTTTGATGGAAAAAATAGTATATCACCTTTTTGGGGTTGAAAATTAATATCAAGATAATTGAAATAATGATGGCCGCCAGAAAAATTTGTTTCATCTATTTCAGATTGTAAGTCAACACAATCATTTAGATAAAAAACTGTACTAACAGTATTTCGGGTTGCGAGTTGATCTACGGGTGTCCAAACGTCGTAAACATAGTCTGCGCTGACATCGGAGTGTAAGCCTAGGTAAACACCTTCTTTGTATTGAACAATATGTCCTTTAACTTTCCACCAAACACATTTTGCTGCCAATGGAAATAACTCAAAATACTTAAGTAAATAACCATCTTTTGCTTCTTCTATAAAATCAAATATTTGTTTAAATTTTTCATCTGCGTAGCTGTGGATTGAAGACCCTCTTCCTGGCATATTTTCTATGGAGTCTTTGCCAAAAAAATAACCACTCTTATTAATGTAGCATTCTTTGCCAGTTTCGGGGTTAACTGCTGGTTTATACATTTCATTTTTTTCTTTATTTATTGAATTTTTTGCAAACTCTAAGATGTATTTCCAGTCAAGATCTAATGCAGATCTAAAAACCACAACACCCCCACCGAGATGTTCTGCTTCTACGTTATTATCTTTCATTTTTTCCTTTTTTATGCGGAAGATTTTCTCTGGTTCCGCTACTGCTTAGTCTAGGTATAGTTGGTCTAAGAATAGAATGCAATCTAGAATCACGGGAAGCCATCTCTAGATCTTCATAGCCATACTTGTCTAGTATATAAGAAATATAATCTTCTCTTAGTGTTTTAACCCAAATCTGACCCTGCGTTCCTATCGGAAGTTTTTCATCGGCAATAAATATGCCTCTCTCTGGATGAGAAGAACCCTGCGCAAAATAACCTATATATGCGTAGCGGCTGCCGTTGTGACATAATTTTATTTCGTGAGTTCCTAAATAATTTGAAGGAAAAATTAAAACATCACCAGCCTTTGGAACGTGTGTTACATTGGCGTACGGAAATACTATCTCTCCACTATTATATTCATACTTGACTATATCTTCTTTGTTTTTAACAGAAGAATTTAAATAAATTATTGCACCAACTACATTTCTGGTTGCCAATTGAAGATCTGGCTCAAAATCTGGTTGGTAGTTAACGTCATTGTCATTGTGCATTCCCATGTCACTGCCAGGGTCATAAGCCAAAACGTGACCGAGAAGTTTTCCACCATATATTTTTTAGTATCATTGGATAAATTTCTATATATCTTAAAAGGCTACTGTAAATAGTATTTTCGCAATTTTCAAAAAAATCTACTAATTCTTTTGGGCTATTGTTATCTACAAAATTCATTATATGACTAGCGCTTTTTTTTATGTCGTCTATCAAATACCTATGACCACTCCTGTTGATTGCATAAGTATTTTCGTCTGGCCCTGTAACTATATTATAATCTTCTTTTAAAGCTTTTGCTTTTAGGGATGCCACATAGGGAATAACTAAATCCTGGTCTACATCAATAGCATCAGGAAAGCATACTACGCCCATTCCGATAATTTATTGGCGGTGGAAGATTGGCGTAGTCCACTATTGTATTGCTTGGGGTTCTGTACCGCAAGGTCCTGTGCTCTCTACTTTTTCTTCTGCCTTTTTTCTGGCATTCTGTGCCGATGTCACTTCGGACATATCTGGATCTTGCATTTCTCCGATCTCAATATTGTCGTGAGTCGAGTTATACTGACTGACCTCTCGGCCCTGAAAAACAGGATTCCAACCTGGCTCTACTCCAGATTTTGAAACATCAAAATACATAGAATGTGGAGATTTACAATAAAGTTCATAGTCATCATAAATATTATCAAACCAAACTGGGGGACACCACTTCTTGCTCTTGTTTTGCTCCACAACTACTATGCCAGCTTTGATATCATTATCGCCTTGCCCAAAAAAAGTTAGATAGCTATATCTAACACCTTTGCCCATTGACCCTACTTCGTGTGCTGCAAGGTAGTTTGTGGGGAAAAAAATAATATCTCCCTTTTTAGGCTTGTACGAGATGCCAAGGTGCACAAAGCGCAAATCGCCACCAGTAAAGTTTTGACCATTTAATTCCTGCTCTGTTTCAACATAATCATTAAAATAAATTAAGGCACCGCACGTTTGACGAGATGCCACCATGCCCTTTGGCATATATCTTACACCCTTAGTTACCTTGTAGTTAGTATCGTTGTCGGCATGGCATCCGAGTCGACCACCATCTCCATATCGTAAAATATGGCCCCTAGTTTTCCACCAAATACTACCTATCATCAAAGGATAGTTATCTATGTATTTGATTAGGCACTTATAAATTTGGTCTTCAATGTAAAGGAAAAAATTCCTTATATCTTCTGGTGTATTTGAATTTACTGGGTCCAATAACCTAACTGGAGCAGCTGGAACATCCTGTAACCTGTACTTAAATCCATCTTCGTTGATCCCATATTTTTCTCCGTCTACCTCAATATATTTCCATCTTCCCTTATGAGCTTCTTCTGCTTCTCCATCAATATATTGCAAGACTAAGTTTTGATCAATATTAAATGCGTTCTTAAAAACGATAACTCCAGGACCGAGAATTTGACATTCTATTTTTCCTATTTCCCCAATAACTTCTTCTGTTATTTTTGGAGATACAGGAAAAGCTGGAAGACTTTCGTAATCTACTTCTTGGTTAACGCTATTGTTTCCGTACGACATATGATTACCCCAACACTTCGTCGATTGCTTCTCTTATTGTCCAACCAGCCCCCATGACTCTTGGCTCTTCGTCAAGCGGCATATCTTGCCAGTTAAATCTTGAAATAACTACCCCATTTCTGCTAATCAAAAACTTTTCATAGCTATGAGGTATTCTTGCAATTGCCTGTCCAGCCAAATTTTGTCCAGCAGTGGCGGCGGATGTACCGTCTGCCGTAGTGTCTGAATATGCTCTTTTTTCTTTTCCTTTTAGGAAGGAAAAAACTTCGTGTTCTTCCTTACCATTAACATCTACTTTTTCACTTATTGGAAAAGTAACAAAGGGATAATTGATTTCTATAAATTTTTTTATTTCTTTGTTTGATCTTGGTTCCATTTTCCCAAATTGATCGCATGGAAAGGCGACAACAGAAAAACCTCTATCTTTGAATTCATCATGAACTTGCTGTAGCTCCCAGAGGTTTCTACTTGTTCTGACATAAGACCAAAGCGGACTACATTGTGGTTTGTATCCACACTTACTAGATATATTCACCATAAGTGTAATTTTTTCTTTAAACTGATCAAGAAAATTTTCTTGTCCATCTAATCTATTAATCGAGATTTCGTAAACGTTACCCATTTCTTACTCCCTTGAAATCAACTACGCAATATTGACTTATGCTTACTTTCCCAAAAATCTCATTACCCTTAATTTTTCCAGTCATATGTATGGTTGACTTTGTCGGTGTCTCAACTTTGCCAGTCATTTCAAATAGATCTGCGTTTGTTTTCATATCATCAAAGTACATGTTGCCCCTCATTTCGCCTATAGATGCAGACATGGTTGGGGTTACTGTTAACGTATAGTGGTCGATGCCAAGCGGAGAAGTTATTTCTACTTTCCAAGATCCAATAAGTTCAGTTTGCATTATTGGGCTCTTCTAGTTTTGGAAAACCTTCAAATAATGGACCAATTCTTTCGCCCTTTTCATTCAACCCAGTTTTTATGCCCTTCATCCAAGTCCAAGGTTCATCTTGGTTCTTCTTCATTTTAGCATCCCCATAATTCTTTCTTTCTTCGATTAACTTTGGCTTATCCCACAAGTTTTCCACTTTAACTTTTACATTTTGGATTAGTTCATTTGGGTATATAGTAAAGAACATAAACGGCATCCCAGCAGGAAAAGTAACGGGTTCTCCAACTTTTGTTATTTTCCAATTCATATTAAACTCATCTGGCCACCAGTAGCTGGGTATTGAAGCGGTAAGTGGGACCGCTCCATCAACAAAGTAATTTGGAGACCCACCAATCCATGTACTATAACCATCTTCTGTTTTAAATGCCCATCCTAATGTAAATGACATTATACCAATAATACTTGGCTGAGTTACATTTCTATTGTTATAAGTAGCACCTTCGAGTACTTTTGGAACTGTATTCCCACCGTCCCACTGGACAACGACATCCTGCTCAAGCAAAACTTCCCAGCCACTAACATTTGCCATAGTTAATGGAAGGCACTGGTAAACATGCTTATTATAAGTTTCGTCCATCCAGTCTCTTTTTATTCTTGATTGCTTGATGGGTGGAGGATTTTGATGAGTTTTTATTAGTGTTAACTGTGTCATTATTTTTTTGCTATTCCTATATTTTCTTTAATTTGAGATCCGTCTTGAGCATAACCAGATCCATATTTATGATTATTATCATTATAGTCAAACATCGTAACAGCAGAATACTTGATCCCGCTTTTAACTTTTAAGGAGGCGTGAGCATATATGTATGTAGATGGAAACAAAACAAGGTCACCAGCTTGTGGCTTTAAAGTTATGTCCAAGTAGGGGAACCAAAGTTCTCCACCCTCGTATTCGTCATTTAAATACATCACAGAAGACACGGTGCAGGTATAGGAAAATCCATGATCTGTGTGAACCGCAAAGTGTTGACCGGGATTATATCGAACAAAATTAATTGCCTCCATAAATTCCATTTTAAAATTATACATAGATTCATAATGGCTCAAGCATTTTTTGAGTCTTGTGTCTACGTCATCATAGCATTTTTTAATTTCTTCAAATTCGGGAGTAAGAAATGGCCAATGACTCGGACTCATTTTAAGATCAACACAATCTCTATAGTCTAATTTTTTCTCATTGTATCCGACAACTGCGTCTGACCATTTAAAAAGATTATGGCTACTTTTTCCTATAGTTGCTTCAAGTCTTTCTGGAATATTAAGCTCTCTTTCTATTGCGTTTCGGTACAAAAATATTCCTAATTTTGAATCAGATACATGAAAAAATTCCATTGATACTCCATTTTCTTATAAATGCTAATGATATACTATACCATGCAAATGTCAAAAAAGCAAAATGCATGATAACACAAATGAATAGAGGTTTATATTCTATCTGTCCGTTTTTGGAAAATGATGCTTACTTTTTATTCTTGCAAGGAATTGAGATGGGCTGTTTGACCAAAAGGCCATTTGATTCCATGAAAGATCATTGGAACAATGAGCATGTCGAATACCCTACTGGAAACATTAGGATAGATTCTACTTCTGATGTTGAAAATAATTTTATACAAAAAGTTATGAAGTTTTTTAAAATTATTTATGGGATCGATGTGCATAAAGAAGTAGGGGTTGGCGTTTCGGTATACTATCCTGGAGAAGGCCTTCCGTCTCATTGGGATGGTGCAAGAAAAGATTTAAAAACTCCAACTGGATTTTTATCAAGAGACTACTCTACCATTTTTTATCCAAGATCTAAATTTACTGGCGGTTTATTGCATTTTATTAATTTGGATTTAAAGGTAGAGCCAAAAGATAATATGCTATTACTTTTTCCGTCGTCTGAACTATATACTCATAGGGTAGAAAACGTAATAACGGGTACTAGACATATGTGTTCAAATTTTTGGTGCGAAAAAAAATAAAGGTAGACAAAACAAATGGAAAAATCACTAATCGAACCAGGGCATTTTGGAAGCTCCAAGGACAATATAAAGATTATAAAAAACTTTGTTGAACTAGAGGACTTAAAAAAGATCCAAGAGTTTCTTCCAACAATCAATGAATGGATGGATGCTGGGGAAAATAAGTATGCTGAAGATGGCACCTGTACTTATGATGCATCCTATTGGCAAAATAGGCAGTGTAGTTTTGATATTCTTTCTAGAATAAATCTTGATATTTATAACCTAATCGATAAATACATTATTAAGATGCAGTGGTTTCTTGAAGATGAGTTTAAGGTTCAGCTTAGTGTAAGACCGCCTGTAATAATTAGGTGGTTTCCTGGGTTGGAACAAAAACCGCATGCCGACAAGCAGCTAAATGATGGCTCGCCAAATCCATTTCCAACTTACGATATTAATTCTTTAATTTATTATAATAGTGACTTTGAAGGTGGAGAGCTCTATTATCCACAGCATGACCTGGTAGTAAAGCCAGAGCCTGGTCTTGCTGTCGCTCATCCTGGTGATATAAATTATCTGCACGGAGTTAAGATGGTAACTAAGGGCCAAAGATATACCACTCCATCTTTTTATTCGATAACTAAATTGCTATGACTTTTCAAAAACAGTGGCAGGATGAAGGTTTTTTTGTAGTGGAAAATCTTATAGCAGAAGAACAAATAGAAGCTTATTCTAAGCTATGGATTGAAAACCACGGGGAAATTATAGATGGCCAATTGGTTCTAAAGAACCCCAATGGTTGGGATGGCTATCATCCCTACCTAGAGCACACTGAGATACTTGACATTTTTTGTGGGTCAGACATACCAAAAATTATAGAAGAAGCTATTGGTTCTCCAGCTGGTCTGCATCTTAATTTTACTGGATGGATTTCTACTAAAAAGTCATGGCACCAAGATATAACCTATGAAGACAAGGATCATGCCGATAATCACATAGGGGCTTGGGTAGCTCTAGAAGACATAGATTATAGATCCGGTCCATTTCAGCTTATACCAAAATCTCACAAATGGGATATTGATTTTAAAGAAATATATCCAAATCATTTAAGCGAAAAAGCTTATAAGTACTTTGCTGAAAAGCTATTAAAAGAATTACCTCCAGGCGTTACGTTTACTGCAAAAAAGGGTGACGTTATATTTTGGCATGGGCATACAGTCCACAGGGGTGATATGCCTCTGGATGAATCGCTTAGCCGCAAAAGCCTCATAGGGCACTTTGCTTCTCTAAAGGTTGGTATGTTGGCGGAACAAACAGCCTTGCCCTATAAAAACGGACATTATTTTAAAGTCTAAAAACAGACATTATTTTATTCTTTAAATATTTTTTACCGATCAACACAATCTTACACCGTCAACGATTTAATTGTACGATGCGCCTCCAAATTGTGGTGGGAAATATGGTGGGAAATATGGTGGGAAATATGGTGGGAAGAATGGCGGGAAGAACGGTGGGAAGAATGGAGGGAAGAACGGTGGGAAGAATGGCGGGAAAAACGGAGGAAAGAAAGGTGGGAAAAATGGTGGGAAAAATGGAGGGAAGAACGGCGGAAAGAACGGAGGAAAGAATGGAGGAAAGAACGGCGGGAAATACGGCGGAAAGAACGGAGCGTGTCTTTCATAGCTAATAGCCGTACCCAAAGGAGCAACGGCGGTATTGGTTAAAGCAGTTTTGACTTTATTTAGAATACCACTGTCTGCTGTTGAGGTATCAACAGGTGCACCAACGGTAAAACCAGCAGCAGTGATCGCCGCATTGGCAGTTGAGTCGGCAGCTCCGTGCTGCTACTGTAGGCTTAGCAGCTTTTCTATTCTGCTTTTTACCGCTCTTATCTGTTGCCATTAAGCTGCCAAGTCTCCGAGTGCTACCCAAGTATCAGTTGCTCTCTTTATAAGAGTAGCAGACGACCACTGAGTGCGCAATTTAAGGCCTGGAGTTGCGTTTACGGTGACTCCAGAACCAGCTGTTAGTGTGCACTGTCCAGCTGCTGTTTGGAGAACTGTAAGAGTAGTGCCAACAGGGAAGGCTACCGAAGAATTGGGTGGCACTGTTAAAATGTTGGCAGTTGCAACGCTCATTTCGACCATCTTGCCACTGTCTGCTGAGACTAAGGTGTAGCTAGCTGTTTGGGCATTGGTGACTGTATCAGTGATAATTCTTTGATAGTTAGTGCCATCATTGGTAAATTCCCAACAATCTGTTGTTTCATTCCAGCGAAGGACTACGTTTGTTGAAGAACCACGCTCAATTTCAACACCAGCATTTTCTGTTGGTGCACCAGATGCGTTGTTGTTAAGTACGATAATATTATCATCAATAGTTAAAGTTTCAGAATTTACCGTTGTTGTCGTTCCCGAAACTGTCAAGTTGCCAGTAACGGCAAGGTTCCCTCCAACCGTTGGATTTGATGTATTGACCCAGGCTGTGCCATCGTAGAAAAGGACTTGGTTAGCAGCTACTGAAGTAAGAGTTACTCCAGTAATATCATCAATACTGTTGATTACTGGTACGGAATCATTGACCCATGCCGATCCATTCCACTTCAAGAACTGACCTGAGGCTGCACTTGTGATGGTTACATCGCCAACATCATCTAAAGTATTGATTGTTGGAACCGCTGCCCATTCAAGACCAGTTGAGCTAGAGCTATTGGCCTTTAAGAACTGACCATTTGTTCCAACCGCTAATCTTCCCACTGTATCTGCAGCAGAAGCTACGATCAAGTCGCCTTTTGCATCAAAAATTGATTCATCAATATAGGTACTTGCAGACGATGCACTTAAATCACTAATTGCCGCAGTAACAAAAGCAGTAGTTGCAACTTTGGTATTGCTGTCGCCAGCAGCTTGTGTCGTGGCAATGGTGCCTGTTGGAAGTGTTGGGGTTCCTGTAAAGGTTGGCGAAGCAAGGTTTGCCTTAAGGTCAAGTGCTGTTTGTTGGGCAGTAGAAACTGGCTTTGCTGTGTCTGCCGTATTGTCAACACCCCCAAGACCAACATCGCCTTTCACCAAACCCGAAGGCGAAGTAATTGTTTTATTTGTAAGAGTCTGTGCACCAGTAGTTGTAACAAGAATTGTCGTATCAGTAATCCCATGAACATTTGTTGTATCTGAGTTGTGACTAGATAGATCACTCGAAACAGAATCAACATACTGTTTTGTGGCAGCGTCGGTGCCGTTCGTCGGTGCAGGAACCGTGACTACTCCAGTAAAGGTCGGTGAGGCAATGTTTGCCTTGAGTCCAAGATTCGTTGCGGTTGTCGTTGCAAAGTTTGCATCATCGCCAAGTGCTGCCGCTAATTCATTAAGAGTATTTAAGGCAGCAGGAGCCACGTCAACAAGGTTGGCAACTGCATTGCTAACAAACTCTGTGGTTGCAATTTGTGACGTACTCGTTCCTGCGCTTGCGGTCGGAGATAACGGAACACCGGTTAAAGATGGTGAGGCAAGGTTCGCTTTGAGGTCCAGAGCAGTTTGACCTGCTGTGGATACTGGTTTGTTGGCATCGGAAGTGTTGTCAACGTTTCCAAGACCAACCATTGTTTTGGTAGCACCAGAAATAGAAGTAACCGTAACAGTACCGTTTGCTGCCACGTCTGCAACAACTGTACCAGCTGAGTTTTTAAATTCTACAAGAGGTGCAGTTGCACCGCTAGCTGCTTTGAAAACAGTTGACTCATCGTTTACTGTTACTTCTGGTGCTGTTTCAAATCTTAAGCGGGCCATGTCTCTCCTATAGATTTATGTAGTTTTGGAATAAGATGTTCGATCTATATAGTAATAGGTCAAAGTCAAAAACTAGTGTGTTATTCTCTTCAAATAATCTAACATTTTACCTTTATATTTTATGCGACCAAAATGAATTAGATTGATGGTTGGATCAACCCAGACCTTTCCACCTGCTTTTTGCCAATATCGACAAAAACCATAATCCTCAGATAAGAACCTACCGTCATCGTCAACATAAGAATTAAACAGGGCATATGTGTTTTCAAGTTCACTACCAGATAAAGAGCCTGTATCGTCTTTATATTTTAATTTTTTATATTTTTTAAACATCTTTTCAAATACCTGACGTTTAATAACCATAAAACCAGTTCCAGCTTCATAGCACTCTATCGCCCCATTGTCAATATTTAATTCGTTTTTACCAGGCTTAGTTAGGTGAGCTGCGTATCTGGTAGAAAATTCCATTAAATCAGATGACGCTATATCTTCCTGAGCACCTTCTTTTACTTTATCCCAATTAATTTCTTTAATTGGATAGGACGCAGTCATGACATCTTTATCATGCCAAAGTAGTTTAAGTATTGACTCTTTGTCAAATTGAAGATCAACGTCTATAAAAATCATGTGAGTTAAATCTGAATTAGCCATAAACTTAGCCGCAAGGTTATTTCTTGCACGATTAATCAAAGAATCTGAAATAGTGCAGACAGAATACTTCAAACCTATTTCTTTGAAATATAAAAGAGCTTGCAAAAAGCTCATCATAAAAGGTTCTGTTACATGTGAGTCATAGCAGGGGATTGCAAAAAATACATTCCACTCTTGAAGTTTTTCTTTAGGTATTGTTATATTGATTTGTTGTTCTTCTACAGGCATGCTAAATATTGTATCATATTTATTACCAAGTTGTCAAAGCAGATCTCTTCCAAGTATTTGTAGCAGTACAAATATAAATATAATTTACATCATAAGCAAAGTCCCCTTTTTGGCCATCTGATGATGAGCTTGCGGGAACGCTTACGGATAAATCGTTTAAAGATGGAGCTAAAAGTTTACCGCCCAAACCGTTGAATACAGTAACTTCTATTGAACCTGTACTCGGAGCAGTTTGAAAAGCAACGCTTACGGTATCTGCGGTAGTGGCTTCCCAGTAAGTTTTTATTAACTCATACGGAGATTGTGTTTCTCTAATAATAACATTTACATCTCGAGTATTTAAATCATGAGTTAAAGTGAATACTGAATCTGATCCATTGCCAATAATTTTAGAATAAGAATAACCTTCTAATGGAAGATATACTGCTGCAACTAATGTGTTTGCAGATGGAGCAGATGAAAAATCTAAAGTTACTTTATTGGGCGCAGTTGCAAAAGTCGCAACATCAATAAATTCATATGGGCTAGAAGCGTTCCTTACTGCTACTGCTACGTCTCTTGAACCAAGATTATGATTCAAGACTATTGAAGAATTAGAACCATCTCCTATAGTCGAAGTATAATAATCTAGATCTCCTGCACAAACGACTAAAACATCTCTAGAGTTTGAGGATACGGCCGAAGAAAAATCAAGCGTTACAGTATCTGCGGTTGTTGCTTCTGATCTAACATTTATGATGTCATATGGGCT